CTCCGGCAGGAGGTAGCGAGGCTTCATATGTTTTATCCGGATTGGCCCACCTAGAAGTGTGTCGTGGTTCGACGGCGTTATGAACGATGGTTGTCGTTGTCGTAGTCGTACTGGTTGTAGTCGTACTGGTTGTAGTCGTACTTGTGGAAGGTATGATCACAGGAACTGTCGTAGTTATCTGACTTGTTTCCTTGGGGTGGGAAGCAAGCACAGGATCATTCGTGTGACATTGAGAAACGAAGGCAGCACAACACAGGGCTATCCCGATTTTGAGTGCTGAAGGTAGGGGGAGCATAGTTAGAGTCCTCTCTCGCTGGTAGGTCACGGTCGTTGTTAGTAAGGTTGCACGGCCCGTGCCGATGTCGTACAGTGTAGCATCGTGAGGGTTGGTCCGCAAGAATTTCATAAGAGTTTTTTGTAAAGGTTTAAAAACATGTCAGAAACAACTTTTTCAATTCCAGAAGATTTGATTCAAGCCATAGAGATCGGCTCGTTTGAGCGCCAGTTGCCCAAACAGGGAGACTCTTGCGTTCATCGTTGCCTAATGGACCCCGAGGACAAAGAACTTCAGCAAGAGGTGGAAGAGTGGATTGAAGCCCAAAAGGGTTTATGGGCAGAAGTGAATAAAGTGATCATAAGGTTGCATGACACCGCTGGTTCCGCAGAAGACGGTCGTGACTACCCATGGGTCTTTGCTGATTGGTGGATGGTGTTGTGTATGCCATGGTCTTCCAATCTGAATGAAGCAATCCAATCTGCTAACCAGTGGTGCGATGGCCAGTCCGCGTAATGCCCCTCGCAGGGAAACGGTCAGCGTTACCAAATTGGGCAAATATGGTCACGTTCAATGGATCCACCAGTTGATATGTGGACATACCATAACGAGGAAACGCAAATCTCCGACTGGTGTCCTTGGATGTATCAAGTGCATCGACGCTGAAACGTTTGAAGAGATGAGTCAATCTCTTGCCATCCCCGTGGAGAGTCCTTATGAGGACGGATTGTCCGGTGCTGAGTTGGAAGCGTTCAAGTTGAAAGCGATTCTGGCTGGTCGGTTTAAAGTTCCTCCTGAGCAGGTTGACGTAGTGGTTCGATCCAACCAGTGGGGAGAAATGGTTGTGGACTCTGCAACGATCTCTTTGACGAGGAGACAACTTAAGGTCTTACGGTAACCACACGGCGGTGTGGTGGAACGGGCATACACAGGAGACTTAAAATCTCCCGACTCTAGGGTCATGCGGGTTCAAGTCCCGCCATCGCCACTTCGGGAGCGTAACTCAATTGGCAGAGTAGCGGACTTTTAATCCGACGGTTGCGGGTTCGATTCCCGCCGCTCCCACAGGGAACGCAGGTTTGGAGGGGGGGATCTGCCCCCCTCCTTGCCCTGTTGATTGACTACTCTGAGTCGGCGGTTGTCTCCTCGTAGGAGATTCCCTGCTGCTCCAAATGCTCTGCATAATCGGAGAGTCGCTTGATCTCCTCGTTGAGATCTACCAAACGAAGATTGACATGGTCGATCTCCATCTGGAAAGCAGCCCGATGCTCCGGGCTGCCATGCACAAACCGATTCATGCCTGTGGCCTGAAATGTCTCTGTTGCTTCCATCACGTTCACCTCCTCTCTGATTTCGGAATACTGTTCGACCTTTAGAGCGAACAATTCGTCGGTGCGTTGGCTGATCTTCTCAGCGACAGCACTTGAGTTGCACGCTCCTCTGGCCTTGATTCTCTCTTCTCGTATCTCAGATCTCTCCGCAACGAGGGGAGTGACCTTGGGACAGAGTTCCGTAACAGCCTTGGTCAATAGCAGCACCAGATAGCGTGGAAAGTCGTTGAAATGTTCCTCCAGAATCTTTCCCATCTGCCACCACACGCTCTGCATGTCGTAATCTTCGGGATCGTTCCAACCTCCAAGATCCCATGAATGGTTTTCGTCTTCCAACCACGGAATGAGTTGAGTGAGGATTTTGGCTTCGATGTTGGAATCCATCTTGTCCAATTCGCCGTCGCGGCGCATGGCTCCCAACTCAAAGCCCCATCCGTAGTTGGTGGAATCCGCTAGGTACTCACCTCCAATCTCATCTGTGTCGAAAGCATCTACTTCCTTTTCCAAATCCATAACTCACCTCCTGCGTCCCCTAATGGGAGACACGGTCGCATCTGTTCAGGGTGTTCAGGGTTCACATGTCCGTAGATGCAGAAATGTTGCAAAAAAATCGCGCAGATCTAGGAATTTCTCAAACAGGTGAAACCAACATCTGAACCTTCCTTAAGAGTTCCCCTAGGCAGACGGTCCGCGAAGGGGGAGGCCGAAGTATTCTTGCGGTCTTCGGCAGGATGTCTCTAAGCACATCCCCGCGTTCAAATGTGGTTGATGACACCATACAGGGTCTTCGCGAAAAGTCAACCCCTCCCTCTTGATCCAGCCCCCATTTGCGGAACCCGGATCTACGATCTATGATGAGCGGACAGGACGGAAGGAAGGGTGCCGATGTCCGAACCATCGCCAGAAGAAGTCTTTGAGGTTTTCCAAGAGTGGGTGTCCCTCTGTCGAACTTCTTCCACGGGTCGTAAACCGGTTCTAGGGGAAAAGCGTCGCAGGAAAATCAAGCAGGCCATCAGCATGTATGGTATTCAAGACTGCAAGGATGCTATCCGTGGATGCACCAACTCTCCGTGGCACATGGGACACAACCCTCAGGGAAAAAAGTACGACGACATCGAATTGATCTTGAGAGACGAGCAGCACATTGAAACGTTTTTGGAACTTTGCGACAAGGCGGAAGATGGCTTTGAAGTCTTAGAAGCCTTCGCCAATGGTGAAGACACGATGTTCTGATCCGGCAATGGAAAAGTTAGATCTCGTCAGTATCGTAAAAAAGGTAAGCATCAATTGGGATGCTGCCACGGGCGGTCCCCCCTTCAAGGAACGGTGTGCGTTGTGGTGGAAGTTTCTTGAAGACCTGTCAGCCGATTCGGTCAATGACGCTGTTGACCAGATAATAGTTTTAGATCAACAGCGACTACCGCGGGTAGGGCAGGTCAGGCGGTTGGCTATCGACCTTGCATTGGGAGATGACATCCCGACTGCACCTCAGGCTTGGGCACAGTTTCGTGCTGCCATAGATGCGGCTGAATCTGGAACCAGTTTCGATAAGCCCCACGATTTGGTGGGAGAAACCATGCGTTCATTTCCAAAGAATGGTGCAGGTTTAAGAACAAATTCTGATAGAGAACTGTTTCTAAAGGCTTATGAAACGATAGTTCTAAAGGCTGAAAGAAACAGGTATTTAAGTGGCTGACAGAACGCCCGAGATAGATCTGGTTCTTTCTCGTTTAAACAAGGTAACGAGTTCTGGCACTGGCTGGAATGCGGCTTGTCCCTGTCGGGAGGATGATCAAAATCCTTCCCTTACTATCGGGTTGGGTCGTGAAGGGCAGGTTCTGCTCAACTGTCATCGTGGCGGTGGATGTGATTTCAGTCAGATCTGTGATTCGATGAGCGTCAAGCCTAATGAGTTGTTTCCGGACTCAGGGGAAAAGCAATCTAAGGGCAAAATGAAACTAGAAGATACATACGTTTATAAGGACGCTGCCGGTGATCCGGTGATGCAGGTACTTCGTTTCCGTGAGGACGACGGTGGCAAAACTTTCCGTCAGCAGCGTTACGAAAATGGTGAATGGGTTTGGGGAACGCAAGGAATAGAAAAGCCCCTGTACCGGTTGCCAGAAGTCATTGAGCAGATCAAAAAAGATGGAATCGTTTATGTTGTAGAGGGTGAAAAAGATGTCGCCACTCTGGAACGATTAGGAAAAGTCGCTACCTGTAACCCCGGTGGGGCAGGAGCCGAAGGCCAAGAGAAGTGGCTGTCCAACCATACGAAGACCTTGGCTGGGGCAAAGGTTGTCATCATTGCCGATAATGACGAACCCGGCGAGATTCACGCAAGCAACGTTGCTGCCTTACTTCGTGAAGCCGGATCGAAGGTCAAGGTATTTAAACCAACCATCGGCAAAGACGTTTCGGATCACGTCGGATCCGGTGCAGAACTTTCAGATCTCAAGATTGTGGCCGGTGAAATCCGTGACGAGTTTACGAACTTTGTCGAATCTCTCATGGATCTAGATCACAGTCTCCCATTGGCTCAACGGGTCAACAAGGCTCAGCGATTGCTGGACGGTTTCGATGTTGACAAATCCCTACAAGAGCCGGGAAGGCTGATTGATTGGGCGACCCTGCTAGGTGAAGAAACCGATGATGAGTATGACTGGTTGATTCCCAATTTGTTGGAACGTCAAGAACGAGTGATCGTTGTTGCCGCCGAAGGAGTAGGAAAAACCTTCCTAGCAAGACAAGTTGCTTTGATGTCGGCAGCGGGGATCCATCCATTCAAACGAGACAAGATGCCTCCCATAAGAACCTTGTTTGTTGATCTTGAAAACCCTGAACGAATCATTCGTAGAACAGCCCGTCGCATCTACCATCGGATCGACATGGCAGGAAAAGCCGGAGACATGAAAGCCCATCTTGTTGTAAAACCTGATGGATTGGATTTGCTCAAGGTCGAAGATCGCAACAAACTTATTGATTGGATTGACGAGACTCAACCGGAACTTCTCGTTTTGGGTCCGCTGTATAAGGCGTTTTTGGATCCCGGTGGACGTACCTCAGAATCGGTCACCACGGAAGTCGCTAAGTTTCTTGATTACATCCGATATGAATATGATTGCGCTCTCTGGTTGGAGCATCACGCTCCTTTGGGGTCTGGTACCAGCAGAGACTTGAGGCCATTCGGCTCAGCGGTTTGGAGTCGATGGTCTGAGTTCGGTATTGCTATCAGTCCTGATCCCACAGATCCCAACGTGATGGAAGTCAACCATTACCGTGGAATGCGGGATCAGCGAGAATGGCCCCTTCGGATGCGTCGTGGTAGCGACGATGAGTGGCCGTTTATTGTTCTTGAATTCACCACTATGTGAGAGGTCAACATGGAAGAAAATCTTAGCGGCATTGACGATTGGATGCAGAAAGCGGCATGTCGAAATCAAAGCACTGCCAACTTCTTCATCCTTCGCGGTGACCCGCAACAGCGCGTAAAAAGAATTGAGGCGTATCAGATCTGTAAGGGTTGTCCGGTGCAGCGAGAATGCCTTGACTACGCCATCATCAACCACGAACTAGGCATATGGGGCGGGACGACCGACAGGGAACGCAGGATTATTCGCAGGAACTGGACGCCACTCAGCGAGAAGCGGATGAAAGTAAAGGGGTACTCTCAGTTCGCATAAGAAATAGCCTGCTCTGTCGCCACAGAAAACGTTGACCGCATTCGCAAGCGATCTCAAACGTCCACATTCCGGTCGTCGCTCCACGTTCGGCTTCGTGGCTTAAATCGTTATGACACTTGGGACAGTTCGTTCGTTTCATGATTAACCTCCCACAACCAAGATACCACTACTACTAATAGTAGGTTGTAAGTCTGCTAAAAAGGTTCTGGCCCAACCAAATCTATCAAATCGCGATTCATTTGGTAATGATAAACGTTCCATTGATCTTTGTGTGACTTGAACTGATTGTTGTTTGAGGAACGAGGATCCACTTCACCCTTCTTTATGGGAACAGCCTTATCGTAGAAGACGGCCTTTGACAACCAGCCTATAAACCAGCCAACCGGACCCGGCGTCTTCACTCCGTCAACCGTGTGTTCGGGGTAGTAACCGATTCGCATGAAGGCAAACGCATCTACGTTCTGTGGGAGTTGGCTGGTGTCTTCACGGCCCATGGCGACACTGCCTTCCCACAACTTTCCGGGGACACCTTTGGCCCATTTGGTTTTTACGTCGATCTTGACCTCGTTGACATTCAGATCGTAATGGGCATTGGGCTTATGTTCGATTTCCAACTCCCACAGAGACAGATCCCTTTTGAGTATCAGGATTTGTTTAAAGGCCACTTCTCCGAGACAACCCACAAAGTCGCCTCCGCCTTGCAGGATGGAACCCCGGCGACCCTTGCCGTCGCCCATAGCGTCAGCCATCTGTTGGGCTTCTGCTTTCATCTCTTCCGTCAGAGTGACTTTCTGCTTTGGTATCCACATGATTTCACCAATCGTGAATTGCTTTGAGGATGATGGGAGTTCCTTCACCCAACCAAGCGTTGAATGTGTTGCAACTTAGGAAGTCATACGCTTCCTCAAAGTCCCAGCCCTCTGTCCAGACGAGATGTTCTACCATCTTTTCTTCGTCATAGACGAGGACTGGGTCTTTTGAGTATTGGCAACCGATGCCGATGATGGCTTCGTCAAAAGTTGGATCGACAAAACGCAACGCTTTGGGATTCAACTCATGGAGGTCGTCCAACATCCAATCAAGTTGCGTTTTTTTCGGTTCCTCATTATTCGTGGGAACAACTCTGAACTTTCGTGCTGACATCGGAGGCGATTCTAAACGGTATGTAGAATCAAATCCGCTGCCTTGGCTTTCATGAGATGGGACTTGTTCCCAATCGTCATTGCAGCCATTGCGTTGCGCTTCGGGTCATCGAACCAATGGTGGTCGAAGAATTCCCCGACAGCGTTCAGCAAACTCCAACCGTTGTACCCGTAACCGGCTGCGTTCTTCGCATTTCCATACAGGGAACGAACCAGTGAAATGGTTTCGTCACGGTTCGCCTTCTTACGGTCGGTGTCTGCGTCCCTTTCGGGCCACAGGCCATTCAGAACTTCATCAATCTTGTTGCTAGAAGCAGGCATAGGTGCCGCAAGCAGCCTCTCCGCCTTGGCGCTGAATTCGCTCGCCCAATCCCGTGAGATCTGGAGAACCTCGTTTGCTTCCTCCAATGCCCTGTTGTAATTGGCTGTGTGTCGGGCTGTCACCACGGATCGCGCAGACTTCAACCCCATGCGAACGGTGTTTGCACAGACGGCCCGAATATCGGTATTGGCATATGTGATCGGCGTGGTGCCATCGTGGCTCGTATGAACGACAAGGAATCGCTGAATCCTGTCGGCTACGCCCATGGGATCTAGAACGAGGGTTCCCAAGTCAATGGTCGCGAAGAACTCACGACCGTCCTTAAGAACGCCTGCTGTATCCATGATGGCATCGCCTGCGGAGGCTCCGACAACGTTCAATGCCTTTTCCAGAACGGTGCTGTTCTGGACGATCCGGTATCGGTCTTTTACAACCTCAAACGGAACAACACCACCGTCATCGTTCAGACGGGCCGTGATGTGCCTGTCTTTCATTTCCATCAGAACACCGCTGGGGGTGATGTACTTTACGGGCAGGAGGGTAACCTCGTAATCAGCCTTCGCTGCTTCTAGGATGGCTGGTGCCGTCTGGTATCCCGTTAGGGAAATCCCCAACCGGTGCCATGGCGCACCACCTTCTTTTCGATAGGCGAAACTGGCTTCGCCGCTTCCTGACATTTCCAATTCGTGGCTCATATTTTTACCTCCTCAAAGGTTGTTGAGATAATACTATCCTATCCGAAGCCGTTTGTCAACCATTTAGATCTGTTGTAGACTGGAATCAACATGACTACCGAAAAGGCGATTCGCCTCAACGATGACCAAATAGTTCTGAACAGCCCCTATGAGGCCAATGAAGTGGCCGCTATCAAGGGAGTTCCGGGCGCTAAATGGGACCGACTGGCAGAGGTATGGAGAATCCCAGTTTCCAGTTTGAAGCCCATGAAGATTTTTGCCGTTCAGTTCGATTACTGGCTTGATCCCGATCTGCGCGTGTTGGATCTGCCAGACCCTCCTTACGAGGAGCAAGGAATAGAACTGCTTGGAGAAAATCTGATTATCAGATTTGCCTACGATTCCGTGAAGGTCGCTGCTGTTCGTCAGATCGCAGGTTCACGATGGAACACGAAGGAAAAGATTTGGGAGGCTCCAAAGTCCAGCCTTTCTCAAGTCCTTCAGTTCGCACGGAATTTCAGACTGAATATTCCCGAAGAACTTGAGTCAATGGAACTAAAGGTTATTGAGGAGCAGGCACAGAAGATTGCCGCTTCCCGTTCTGTGACGGCTGAGATCGAAGTTCCAGATCTTGTTGGTGAGTTGCTTCCCTATCAAAAGGCTGGGGTTCAATACCTTGTAGACCATAAAAAACTGTTCCTAGCAGATGAAATGGGAACCGGGAAAACGGTCATGTCGTTGGCCGCTGTTCAAGTCGAAAATGCGTATCCTTGTCTCATTGTGTGTCCGCCCAACTTGGCGTTGAACTGGGCCGTGGAAATCGAAAAGTTCTTTCCAAGTCGAACATGGCGACGCGTGGTTAACCGAAGCGAGTTTCCAGAGGAAGAAGCAGACTTCACTATCATTGGGTATTCCAACATCGACTACCACCCCGAAGCATTGAAGGGGTACCAGTCTTACATCTTTGATGAAAGTCACTATCTCAAAAATCCCAAAGCGAAGAGAACAAAGCGTGCCCAAAAACTCGCAAAAACAGTACCGGATACGGGATTGGTTTTTTGCCTCACTGGAACGCCTATTACCTCTCGTCCGGCTGAGTACGGACCCCAACTGGAAATTATCGGAAGACTCAAGGAATTCGGAGGACTCTGGGCCTTCTACAAACGGTACTGCGGAGCCTTCCAAGACCGGTTCAAGCAGTGGCACGTTGACGGGGCCACGAACCTAGATGAACTCAATGAACGCCTTAGGGGATCGTGCTATATAAGAAGGACTAAAGAACAAGTCCTCAAAGACCTTCCACCCATCCGGCATTCTGAATGGATGATTGAACCTGATCCCAAATACGCAAAGGAATACAAACAGGCAGAAGAAGACATCGTTCAGTTCCTTGCTGATCGGGCTGCCGAACTCGCTGCCGAACTAGGTCTAGACCCGAGGAGTGCTGCGGTGCGGGCCAGATTCAAAGCAGAAGCCCATCAACATCTGGTCAGGCTCTCAGTCCTAAAGAAAATCGCAGCCAAATCGAAACTCAAAGCAGTGAACGAATGGGTAGAAAGCCGCATCAACGAAGGACGCAAAGTGGTGCTGGCTGCTCATCATCGTGAAATCGTTGATGCTTTGGCGGACGAATACGGTGGATTGAAAATCCAAGGTGGCATGAAGATTGAAGACGTTGAGAAGGCGAAGAGCGCATTCATGGAGGGATCTGCGGAAGACGCTCCCGTAATCGTTTTATCCATTCAGGCTTCTAAGGCTGGGCACACCCTAACGGCTGCACAGGACATGCTTTTTGTAGAGCATCCTTGGACGCCCGCAGATGTGGATCAGGTATCTGCGCGAATACACCGCATAGGAACCAAGGGAAGCGTGCAGATAACTCACGCTTTGGCGGCTGGAACTATTGATGAATCGGTCTATAGTCTAATCAATCACAAGCGTTCCGTGGTGAATGCGGCCACCGAAGGCACGATAGAAGAGTCAGAAGGTATAACTGCCGCAAGTCTGATGGAAGACTTTCTTTCTGAAGCGGACACTAGGGGTAAGATCTAGAAGTCACAATAGTTCAGGTTCCCCGGCAGGGAATCTCCGATTAAGGAGGTGCGACCGCTACCCGAAAAGGCGGGTCGGGCCTCTTTCCCGGCCCGCTTTTTCATGCGTCAGGGGTAGGTGGCCGCTCTATGCTGAAGTCTTCGGTGGCGTTAGATTCAATGGGAACCCACGCCTTGCTGTAGGAATGTTCAGAAACTTTTCTCTTCTTGATCAGGGATCCGTCCAGCAGTACATCCAGTTCGTCCGTTTTCATGTTGAACGCATCCATGATGGTTCGCTCGTCTGTAGCCACATTCAACAAGCGGATGGTTTTGCTAAGACGATGTGGGACAACCTCTCCTCTGGCCCTATTAAGTTGGATGTGAAGCATCATTGCTTCTGTCTTTCCGCAATCACGCCTCTGAACGGGGATCTCATTTAAACCCAACGACTGTGCGGCCACCCAACGGGCAAAACCGTCGATAATGGTGCCGTCGGTCATGACAAGAAGAGGATTGATAATACCGAACTCCTCCATGGACTTCACTAGTCCGATCAGGTTCGGTTTGAGAATGTGAGTGGTTCTCCAATCCGGAACTTTGAGATTTTCTGTTTTAAGTAGTTCCAGATTCATAAAAGATCATCCACCTTGTCTAAATCGTCGGCTTCCCGTAAAGCGGCGACACGCATTCTATGAGCCTTCGTTTTTGGACCCACTGGCGAAGGAGCCGTGTGGCGGAACTCGTTTAGCAACAGTATCCGAACCAAGTGATCAATCGGATAGCCATAAGGATCGTTATTGCGCTTTTTGCGAAATGCTGCTACGAATTTCATAGCGTCTTTATGTTTTCCCGGTGAAAGCATGTTCTCGTTGATGCAACGACGAACCCCATCCCAACTTTCCCGAGAGTAAGAAGCAATCAGGGCTTCGATATTGAAATCCTTCCACAATCGACGCTGAGCATCTATGTGAGGAAACGCCGTTACTAAAGCGTCATAGAACTCTGGCTCCGTTGTGACTACATCATTGAGCCTGCGAGCAGCAACAGAATGTAGCGGAATGCCCACCCGCGTATTTGCTCCAGACATTGCGGCGTAGTCATAGTATTCACAGTACGGGAAGTCCTTCTCCACGGACACATACTTGAGAACATCATCCGTGATCCAGTCGTAAATGGGTTTAACGAGTCGCAACGGAATAGCCTTACTGAGCCGGTACGGACGATTAATGTAGTTCTCATGGAGTTTCTGAACAACTGACCGATACCGGATCATGGATTCGTTCGCCCGAATACCGGTAAGGAAAGCGGTTCGCCCCTCCTTCCCTTGCATTGTGTAGTAATCGACAGGCTGTGGAACCACTACACCGTTGTCTAATCCAAAATCCTGAGCGGTGATGGCCCATGGGGGTACCTCCCGAACAAGGCGACCTTCTTCTTCTCGCTGTTTAGACCAGAGCAGAACATACTCCCGTCTGCCTAACACCCAGATCTCTTGTCCCATCGGAAGGCAATACCATTCCATGTCCACCCATGGAAGATCTTTGACCCATTCCATGTAACGGACAACAGCAGGGCTGACCATTTCTTCATCTCTGAAGATGACCTTAACCGGTCCCAAATTGCGTTCTTCATGAATTTCTTTTGCAAGAAGCAACACGGCAGAGGAATCTTTGCCTCCGCTGAATTGAACGCAAACCGTGTCAAAAGTGTCATAAACGTGTCGGAGCCGTTCGCGGGCTGCTTCAACCACATCCATGTCTAAGAATAAACGCTTACGCGGCATGGGATTACTCTAGTTGTAACGCGGGTCGGGATAAGGGATGGTCCTCATGCCTAGTTCCAGACCCACGCACAACCAATAACTGTCCCCCGGCAGGGGGTCGTATCGTACCACGCCGATAAATACTGCTTACTGCAACTAATAGTGTTAGGAGCGTGTGGCTTCAATGGCCTCTATCAGTTCGGCTTTTCGCAAATTGCGATATGCGACACCTGCTTCGGAAGCAATTTCTTTAAGTTCAGCCATGGTCAGCGAATCCAAGTCTTCCGTTGGGGTTTCTACTGCTGCTTCTTCTTCATCTTCGTAGATTTTTGTGTCTTCTCCACCTATGCCCAAGAGGTCAGGAGTCTTATAATCCTGCAAGCCTTTATTCAAATTTGTCCAGTTGATTCTGCCCGGAGATGATCGTCCACTAGGCATGGAGGACCAAAGCAAGATCCCCTCAAAGGCAGTAAAAGTTTGTGTTCCCATTTCCCCGCCTTCATGGGTGATGGCAGGAACGGCTTCTACATCACACAGAACTCTTAAAAGACGACCAACGGATTCTTCTTGTTCCGCTGTCAGGGTCAAGTTTTCATTTTTGACGATAGCGACAAAAATGCAACGAGATGCCCACTGTGGTTGAGTGAGGTGAAAATCACCTATGGCCCCATAATCCGTATTGAGGATCTTGTGGATCTTCATCTCGTCAGGATCAAGCACATAGTGAGGGCGATGAGATTTGAGATCTCGCCCGTAGGACCATACCGCCCCCTCCCCGGTCGATGTATTCGTGGCCTCTAAAATCAACTTGGGAGAAACAAAGGGAAGTTCTGGCCCGCGCTTGAACCCATCAGGCATTGTTTCTGTAAGGACTTCAATCATGTTGACCTCTGAGACTAGGCGCTAATGTTCAGAGTTTACATCAATTATGTGTGTCAGAAGTCTAGTTCCTCATCGAAGGGATCCTGTGATGTGGCAGCAGGCTTGGGTGCAGCCCCTGCTGGAGCGGCAGCATCGTCACGCTTCTCGCGCTTCACCCGAACGAGGCTTTCGATATCTTCAACAGGAATCGAAATATCATTGGCAACGACCTGAGTGGCATAACGCTTCTCACCCGTGGTCTTGTCTTCCCAATTGCGTTCTTCCAGATAACCGGTAACGATGATCCGCTGACCCTTCTGAATGATTCCCGCTGCTGCTTCAGCCAAATCGCCCCAGACCTGAATGTTGAAGAATGAGGTGTTGGTCTTTTCCCAAGCATCACCCTGCTTGCGCCAACGTTCGGTCGCCAGTCGCAACTTCAACATACCGTTGCCGTTGCTGCTGTACTTGAGTTCAACGTCGATGACGTTGTTACCCTTGACGGTTACTTCTGTTCCTGAACGAGCCACGATTCTCTCCTAATACGAAATGGTTGATTGCCCGAAGCCAGTAGTGTAGCGTGGCGGGAAAGCCACCGCAAGGGGAGGAGTATTATGAGTAATCCAGATTCCATTTTGGCCGTTCGGGAACACTTGATCAAGGTCTGTATGGATTTAGTCGAAATTGGCGAAGAAGACGAAGCCGAGGTTCAAGAGGATTTTGAACAGATGGTCGATCTGATTATTGAGTCTTTGGACTTGAAGATCACAGAAACCAAAGAATCAAAAGACTCCACCCTTTACAACTGTACTATTCAGTTGATGTCGAACCTTCAGAACTAACATGACGGTTCAAGAAGGCCGTCACTTGCTCTGACGTTGTGGCTAAACCTGCATAGGCTGGATTTGCCTTCAAGTATCTTAAAAACGAATACCACACTGCTTGCTGTTCGGCATCGTTGAATACCAAAGTATATTGAACCACCGTTTTTGCTCCGGCAGATCCAATGGCTGTAGCGCCTTGAGTTACTAAAGACTTCATTGTCTCTTCATCCGCTTCCGTGGGAGGCGGTTGAATCAAGGTTGGGGCAGTCCACCCATCGTTGGATTCCACGACGGAAGTTGCCCCCGCTGTTGGGGTTGAGATGGCGGCAATTTCAAAATCGTCCCAACCAAGTTCCTCAAAGAACTCCGGCATGTCCTCCACCACGCTCATCAACATATCGTGAAGAAGTTCTTGATTGTCTTCTCCCAACTCTGAGGTGCGATTGTCGGCCAAGGCGAACGCAATCGCTTTGTCGTGGTCAAATGGAACGGTCAATACTGCTAGGTGACTCCACCCGAGTTGTTTGGCTGCTGCTAGTTGGTGGTTCCCGGCGATGACCGTGCTGGTGCCATCATCGTTGGCTACAGCCACAATTGGTTTGACTTGTCCGAACTCTTTATATGAAGCCGCAATGGCAGAAATGTTTCCTTTGCGCGGATTGTTAGGAAGCGTTTCTAACTCTTCTATCGGGGTGAGAAGATTTTCCAAGTCTGTGCTGACGTTATGGTTCACGTTTGTGCCCTCACGTTTGCGGCAAGCGTTCTAAGAGAATCAAGTGCTGTGCGAATGGAGTTCAGTTTTTCCTTCTTGGCCTTCAAAAGAGCGTCGGCTACTTTAACTTCGTAATTTTCGTCGGAGAGTTTGTAATCGGCCCACGACTCTCGTTCCTTAATGGAGCCGTTTGCTGCGAGGTATTCTTTAGCCCAAGAAGATTTAAAACGAGCGTCTTTTTTGGAGTGATCTACGGCAAGAACCTCAAAGGCTTCGGTGTGTTCTTCTAGACTTTCTACCAGCCTGATGATGTTCTCTTCAATGTCGGCTAGGGCTATGGGGGATGTCCTCACAGGAGTCCTTCTTCTTTGGCTATAACGTTCAAGCGTTCTGCTTCTTCGTCCCAATTGAACTTATCAATGCAATTCCTTTTCATGATGAGTTCGTCAAATTTATCGTCACCTATCTTGTCGATTGTGAAGATTCCGAATTCGACCGGGTTGTCAGTAAAGAACCGGTGACATGAGGCGCACAAGCAGAACGCATTATCTAAATCAGTTCTAGTCCATGAGTATTTGCGGCTGATGATGTGAGCGCATTGAAGAAAGGCTTGTTCCCCTGCTCCGCATTTCTCACAACTACCTTTCGACCTTGTAATAAGGGCGTGAAGTTTTGTCGCTTTCCCCTTGGCTCCCTTGCCGTAAATATTACTCATCGCACGCTTTCCAGTATTTCCTGCAACCTTAGTGCGCCGTGCTTGGCATCTAGGGCTTCTAATGCTTTGAGATTCCGTTTGGCTTCTTCATTCCTTGTTTCAGGATCTGAAAGGTCTTTAAAGTGTCTGACCCAATCTCTGTATCTCTTGGCTATTCTGCCAACTCCGTATTCTTCTTTGAACCGAACGTATTCAGGAGACTTGGACATAACGGAAGGAATGCCAGCCGCAGCGTATTCAAGGGGTTTAATCCACGATTTAGCATGATTGAAAGGTATGTCATTGAGTGGGGCAACACCTATGTCGAATGGAAGCATCTTACCGATCATGGTCGGTGACACCATGGGGTACAAACTAACCCGATCTTGCGGAACTCCAGTCTCTTCCCAGAATGTGGGGTGTCCTCCGTAGTACCCCGTGTGGTGGAAAGAGAATTCGTCTTCAGGCAATTGCGGAAAAACTTGTTTAACTTCTTCCAAGTCTCCGCTCCTGTGTCCAGTGGAGCCATGCCATCCGATAATGGTTGTTCCGTCGTCTTTGTGTTGTCGTGGCTCAAAGGCACTAAAATCAACATGGTTTTCCAACATCTCTACGTTCGACACCCTTAGTCTATCTTTTGCCCGTTCATATAGAAATGGTGTAGAAACAATTACTAAGTCGGATGCTGCAAGAACATTTCTATAAATATCTGTGTTTTGTTCTTTATTGTTTTTGGGATCAATTTTTGTTTTGGCTTGATGGCGCTCATGAAGCCCCCAATACCAATCGTCTAAATCGTTTACAATGGTTTGACCATTTTGTTGTGCTATTTTAATGTTTTCTGGAATGCCTTTTACCATCCAACGTTGCATGTAAATAATGTTGCAATCAAAATGGTGATTATCATTCCAATCCGTTACGCCAAAGATTCCCAAATCGTTGTTGAATACAAGCACACCTATAGCGTGAGGTATCGTCAGGTATCTTGTGTATTGGCCGAAACGGATCCAGCCCGATCCCCCCATGCAGGGAGAGCCGTCCGGTTCGTTGACCGATTCAGACCAGTCGCCAGAGGCGAAGCCAACTTTTACCACTGGTCTAATTGTGCTTCTAAATCTACAAAACTCCACACACCGTCAATGGAGTTCCACAATGCATGGTCTATAGGAGTCGGTTCAAAGTCGTTATCCTCCATAATGGTGCGATGTTCCAAAATGGCGTTTCGATAGAAACTGGCGAGGCGTAAGTCTTCTTCTTGACCGGTTTCACCTAAGGCGAGCATTCTTTCTGCTTCTGAAAGTTTTTGGGTGACGTAGAAACGAAATCTACCAATCTTGGTTTTCTTCTCATCTGTTTCTATTTTGTATGAAGAAACCATAGAGGTCGGAAGTTTTTCTGTAATCACAACCTCGTCTTGACCAAGTTCATAAATCTGCTCATCAAGATTTTCTAATAGTTTAAGAAGTGATTTTTTCCATCTTTCTAGATTTTCGTTAAGACGAAGATAATCCTGCTTTTCAGAAGAAAGTATATTCTTGACATCTTCGGAAACGATGCGGTCGAATTCTTGTTGATCCATTAGTTTTATTCCTTAGTTCCATGCTGGACAAATCTTCTTATAGGCGCACCAATTGCATAGTGGCCCTGTTTTCGTAGCAAAGTGACCGCTCTCACATCCGGCGGTCACTCCCTCCCAAGTTTGATCAATTAGTTTTAAAACCGTCTTTCGCCGTTTGGGTGTGGGGGCGTATCTTTTAAACTCTTTGAATTTTACATACATTATTTCAGCGTTACTAACTTCTAAATCATTCAAACGTTCAAGCATTTCTACATAAAGAACGATTTGAAAAATCTTGTCACCCTCGTATTGAGGTTTGGAAACTTTTCCACTTTTGTAATCTGTAACAGTTAGCGATCCATCTTCTTCCTCAGTCCAACGATCAATGAACCCCAACAGAGGAACGTCGTTGATGGAAGCAGAGAACTTGTCCTCTATCCCACGGATCTTAACATCTGGTGGGTTCTCCATGCCGAAAACATTTTCGACACACCACCATGCCTGCCAACGAAAGTCGTTTATATTCTTGATCCGAACTGTGCTGGTTTCTTCTATGAACTTATTTTCCCACAGTTCCCGAGCAATTCGTCTTGCTTCTGCAAGCGTTCGCTCTTCCGGATCTAACGCATAAAACCCTTCTAGAATTTCGTGAACGAATGTTCCTAAAATCATTGCCTCTGAGGTCGGTTCCGGTATTCGATCTATACGAGAAAACCTGTATCGGAGAGGGCACTGCTCATAAGTCGTAATACTAGAAGCAGATAAATGTGCAGGTAATGGCAAGGCCGTCATACTAAATACCCATGACCCAAACTGAAACCGACAGGTCCGGCAGGCGGTGCGGCGGGCACGCCCAGAGTCGAACCGGGACACTCGTTTACGTTGATCGGTGCGATAGTCTCAACCACCTTAAACATCTCGGCTCCGTCGATCAGGGCTTGAAGGTCCGCTTTAGAATCCAGCATCGACGGCGTGATCTTGTTGCCGTCGGTCGGGAGGGCATTAGCAATGTTCTCCATGGCTGCCTTTGTTTCTGTCTCCAAATGCCCGCTGCCCCGAATGGCAGAATCACAAATAGCGGGCCGTAAATCAACCATTAGAACTCCACCATCAATGCTGATCTCAGCATCAGCAATGAGGGCATAATCTAGAAAGTCTTCTTCGGCTTGTCTAATGAACGCTTTACGTTCAGCGCCAGCAACCGGAGGCATGTTGCGCCGTCGCACTCCATCGGCTCGTTCTTTGAACCGTCGAACCATGGCCTCTAAGTCCAGTATTTCTTTCATTTCTAGTACGGCTTCCTTTCTAGCATCTTTCTGCGTTTCTCATTCTCCGCCTCAAGGGCTTCTTTCTTCTCTAGAAGATACCTATCGTATTCCTTTTGGCGTTCGGCCATAATGAAACCGTGTGTGTAGGTATCTGGCTGATGATCAATGCCCATTAATAAGTTTCTACTTCCTCTGTTGCCTGCTCTGCACCAAATGTCAACCGAATGACTTCAACCTGACACTTTTCAAACTGGTCTGGATCCATATTACGACCCGGCTTATCTCCAGTGAAGCCCTGCTCCTTGAACCATGCACGGAACTCGTTCTTCTGATCTTCATTCAATGACTTGAAGTTTCCTACAAAGACTTTCCACTTCTCTGCGTCAATAGGATAGGACTCTTCGATTTCTAATGTCAAGGCTTCTTCACTTCGTGCCAGATGCAAGGCAATTCCAAGACCCTGACACGCCTTTTTAAAGGCATCACTGGTTGCGATCTTGAAATCGTTTCCAAGATCCATCACCCCGCCACCTTTAAGCGTCTTGATCTTGGTACCGCCATACGCTTCCTTTACGGCAGTCACCCCGTCAACATTTGCGACAACCCGGACATGAGAAATCACATGCTCTTTGTATTCGGGCTGGACATGACACTTGAGAACTTCATAGTTCCATCCACCCGTACCAAGCACCTTGTTCAACCGGGCGATGTATTCCGCCACGGCAACATAATCAAACTGACGCCCTCCAAGAGAGCGTTGATAAATAAGTGTCTCGTCAAACGGTTCTGCTAATTGATCGGCCTGTGATTTTTCAGCCACGGTCATTACTCCTATAGATAAGATTAGTATTGGGTTCTCCGACATCGCAATACTCGTCGGCATCAATTCCTAAATCACGCAAAGCCTGCACCCTCCAATATGAGGGCGCTGCGTAATCCAGTAACTCTTTGATCATCTGTCGGGGACTTTTAGTTATCTCTCCGGTGTCCATGTCGATAGCGGTGTCGGCAATTCTTTGAGCAACCAATTCCGCCAATTTGTCATGGTCCCACTTTTTGCGTGGCGCACCAGTCTTGGTTTCCATATTGAACTGTTGGGCCTGAATCGGGGTTCGATCCCAATCGGAATCCAACAGAATCGACTTGGCTTCCTCCTGCAAAGAGGCGATAATTTTTTTCGCCTCAGACAGTATGAAACCCAAATGCACCAAACGGTAAGTCCGTTCTGGATCATCCGTCGTTCGCTCAAGGTGAACGGACTCGTCTAATTTATTTAGGGTTTCTGAAAGTTCCTCTTGGATGCCCACAGGTTCCTCTCCTAGTAGCAGTTGAAAACAAGATAGCACAGGGGTGAGACAAGCGCAACCGGCGGGCAGGCGAACAGGTGTTCGATTTTTTGCCTTTTTACTAATGTTACTTTTAAAGTAGGAATACTTACTAACTAACAAAATCGTTACTCTGGGAGCAGGAGGGCGAGAGTTCTTGGCCCTCCAAAGGGAGAACCAAGATTTACTCCGGTCACAGTCGGACTGTCGCAAATGGCACCTTGCGCTTTGAACAGAAGCGGTCGGTCAGCGGGCATCCACACTTCATCCGATTTCGTTCTGGTACTGGTGCTGACTGCTGCCGAGTTCCACCATGAAGTGTAGGTCAGGGGCGTCCCACCACAGGACGTTAAGATTCCAGCCCCTCTAACGGGCGAACGACGCTGGTCAGGCGACGCCGGAGAACCGGAAGATGGCAACATAACCCCACCGTCGGAACTTGTCAAGCCCTAGATGATGATCGACACCCGGCCACGCATTCGGTGGCCTAAACCGGCCACCTCGTTGAAGCAAGAAGAGGCGGCATCTACTTGATCGTCGTGCCACGCTGACTCTGGGAAAGTTGCCATTTCATCAAGGAGGTCTGAAATGTACGGTCCCCTGACGAGTCTGACGTTTCCGTTGGCAACGGCAGCAGACAGAGGTTTGGCACGGGTAACTTTGTCGCCCGTGGAGCGAATGCCGATGAAGTCGATACCGGGAAGGATGTAACGGGCGTACAGGTCGATCAGGCTTTTACCGCTGCTCCCCGGCTCCTGTTCCATCCGGACGGCGACGTGGGGGCCATCCAGTTCGGCTGTTCGGGCGACCAGTTTTTCTACGTCTGCTCCGTTGACTCTGACCCTTTGAACATCGATGAGGTAGAACACCCCTTGGTCGAATGCTCCAAGGACGCCGACGGTCCAGTCGGGATCCGGGTTCACATGAGATGGTTCGGTGGCGGCAAGATCCCAGAATCGACACCACTGAGCGTCCACGAAATCAGGAAGATCGGTTGGTTCCATGATGATGAAGTTCTCACGGTCGAACAGGCTTCCTGAGGACACCGCCCACCAGTCGCCTTTTTCTAGTCGTGCGCGTTCGATGGGGTCGATTTCTTGAAGGGCACGCCGGTATGAGATGGGGTCGATGCCGGGGTTGTCGTCTAGGAAACTGGGAACAAAGATTCGGTCAGGACTGTTGTCTCCCTCTTCGATGAAACGTTGTCTCACCCAGTTTGGGGCGGGGTTGGATGCCGCACGCATTCTGAGTGGTACTTTGGAGAGTTCACCAGAGTTTGGTTTACGCAACCGAGAGAAAAGATAACGATAGTCAAATTCACGAATTTCAGTTACTTCGTCCATTCCAATGAATTGAAATTCGCTGGACTTGTACCGTAAATAGTCGTTTTGGTTATTTAGGTAACCGAAGGTGATTCTTGCACCAGATGGAAATGTCGCAACATAGGTGGACCCATTCCACCTAATCTCGTCGTATTCTTTAACCCAAGAAAGAAATCTATCCATTAGAGCGCCGGGGAGGGCTAGATCGGCATATGTACGTCGGAACAGGATGGCAGAGTATGCGGGGATATCGACATATTGGAGAGCGGCCATCAGTAGGGCCGACGACTTACCACCTCCAGCGGCTCCACCGAACAGACCTTCAAGATGGTGAGAGCGTAAAAAGGTCTTTTGGGTTAGCGATGGAGTTTCTGGACAAAAAAGCGGATCCTTCGGCTGAAGGAACTCATAGATGTCCGACCAGTCTTTCATAATGGGTTATGCTACCTTGAAACCTTCGTCGGAACGTGACAGGATACGAATGTGAGAAAGATTATCGCTTCTGTGAGACGTTCTAATATTGCTCATGCGTGCATGGTGTCTTCTGTAATACTATTAGGTCTAGGACTGGGTCAGTTTCACATCGGCTGGGGGATCACAGCATGGGGACTTGGGCTGGGCATATACGGCTATCTGTTAGGTGCTGAATAAACATGGCATGGAATCACAACAAGGCAATTCAACCTGACGAGAAAAAGGCTATTTCGATTGGAGCGCCTGTTTCCTATAACGCCGGTCTGGTGGGTAAACCATACACCGACGGTTGGGACATTGAGCGAGCCTATCGCGAAGGAGTCGCTAAAGTCACTTGGGTCTATCGTGCCATTGATGCTATCGCTAGTAATCAGGCACGACTGCCGATCATGTTTCTTCAGGACAACTCTCCATTTGGGGAGCAGGTGGACCGGGATGACGAAAACGCGAACGTTGCGAAAATCCTGAACCAGCAATCCAACGACGGCGAGAACTCTTTCCTTTTTCGGTATCGGCTTTCTGCCCAGTTGCTGATGAGTACCCGTGGAGTGTTTATTGAGATCGTTCGTGGCCGCGGCGGTGACCCGGTGGCATTGCATTTGCTTCCCCCGCAGAACACGGCTCCCATTCCCCACGAAAAGAAGTTCGTGTCGGCATTTGAGGTAGAACTGCCGAACGGTAAGAAACAAAATCTTAATCCGAAGAATGTTATTTGGATCCGTCGTCCACATCCGTTGGACCCGTATTTGTCTATGACTCCAATGGAATCGTCGGGTATTGCAATAGAGACTGAAACATTAGCAAAGTTGTATAATAGAAACTTTCTTTTAAACGATGGTCGCCCCGGTGGGCTGCTGGTTTTGCGAGGGCAGATTGATGACGACGACAAACAGGAACTTCAAGCCCGATTCCGAGGAGGTCTTTCAAGAGCGGGTGGTATCGGCGTTATTGCATCAGATGACGGCGCGGACTTTGTCGATACTGGCGCTTCCCCACGGGATGCAGCGTATGAGTCTCTTAGACAAATTACGAAGGAAGAAATTCTCGCCTCCTTTGGAGTTCCCGAATCCATAATTGGTAACGCGTCGGGTAGAACGTTTGCCAACGCTTCCGAAGAGGGGCGTGTGTTCTGGTCAGAGACAATGGATCCACATTTGGAACTGTTGTCTAGGGGGCTAGACATCTTGGATGATAACTTTTATGTTACGTTTGATACTTCTTCGGTGCCGGTTTTGACGATAGGCAAGCAGGAACGTGACCGGTATTATTTGACGGAGCATCAGCAGGGTTTGATCACTGCTAATGAGTATCGGGATAAGACTGGAAAAGAAAAGGTCGATTCCTATTTGGCGGATTCGATGTTGGCGAACCCGAACTTGGCTCCGATTGGGAATACCGAAGAGCCGATGACCAAGGAAGAGGCGATGGGTGGCGCTGGTGGTCCGGGTGGACCAATGCCTCCGGGCGCTGAGGGCGAACTGCCACCTGAAGGTGCCGCTCCTCCGGGTGCCGCTCCTCCGGGTGCCGCTCCCCCAATCCCTGAACCCGCGGCGGGTGTTGCTGAACCGGAACTACCTCTTGGCGAGTTCCCAATGCCGAAAGAGGGAGTACCGGAAGGAATGGAAGTCAAGCATTTTGAATTGGGTGGCGAGTGGGAAAATAAAGCCGCACAGGATGTGGATCGTTGGGAAGCCATTTTTGCCCGGTCGTTGGAACGTTACTTCCAGCGTCAGGAGCGAGTGATTACTGAGAAGGTTTCCGGAGCCAAGGCTAAGCGCTTATTGAGTTCTGGCGATCTCACCGTTGACGCCATTTGGGATGTTGATACTTGGAACAAGCAATTGCGGGAAGACATGGCTCCGGTTATCGAAGGGGCGATGATGGAAGCCACCGTCACGGCCTTGAAGGAATCTGATGAAAAGGTTGACCCTTCGGAGGAAGAGATTCAAACGTATATTGAGTCTCAGTTGTTGCGAACCGAAAAAGTGAATGAGACTACGAAGAAAGAATTGGCAGCGGCGATTTTGTTAGCGATGATGCTTTTGGGTGATGATGATGATTCGGCTCCGATTTCGGCAAAGGTTGCTCTGCTGGTGACTGCTGTGGCGGCGGTATTTGTTGCGTTGCAGACGAAACGCTTGAAGCGGATTGCAGAGGTTGAGAGTAATGGCGCGTATAACGCTGGTCTGTATTTTGGTGGTCGCCGTGCTGGGGCTGACACTAAGACTTGGTTGACCCGTAAAGATGACAAGGTTCGTACCGGTCATGCAGTAATTGAAAGCCAGACTATTCCGATTGGGAATAGTTTCAAAAAGGGTGTGATTTTGCGATTCCCCGGTGATCCTTTGGCTCCACCGTCTTTGACGATCAACTGTCGGTGCTTGTTGAAATTCGGGGATTAGTAGTTTTAGTAAACTACTTTAAGTAAACCTTCCATTCCTGAATAGGGCGTGAATGTATACTCCTGTTAGTTCATCTATTGGGAGCAGCCATGCCTACAATGACGGTTATAGAGGATACAGATATCCAGTTTAAAACCCGTGCTGGTCAGATCAATATTGACAAAGCGCAGGGCATTGTTGAATGTTTCGTCGCCGCGATTGGAAATAAGGATTCCGTGGGCGACATCATTGTTCCGGGGGCGTTTACCAGTTCGCTGAAACGTCGTAAGCCGCGTGTTGTTTGGGGACACAACTGGAATGAGCCAATTGGCAAAGTGTTGATGATTGAAGAGGTCAAGCCCAAGGACAGTCGGCTTCCGAAGAAGATGTTTGATGCCGGAGTTGGTGGCCTATACGCGCGGGTTCAGTTCAATTTGAACTCTCAGCGCGGAAAAGAAGCCTTTGCCAATGTCGCCTTCTTTGGTGAGGAGCAGGAATGGAGCATTGGCTACAAGACGATTGATGCCGATTACGAC